AAAACGTTGTTTAAGGATTGACTGGCTACTGCACTAAAACTAGTTGTATTCAGTAAAACCATTCCAGCCTTTTTAGTACCAAGAGCTGTGTTCATAGCTGTATCAACAGCATCACCCAAATCGCGTATCGCGTCTGCTCCATTTTTTACTAAATCAGTATCGGCAGGCGTTGGAAACGAATAATTCGTTGTATTCGGCATAGTCTCTAGTTTATCCTTTTCTTAAATAACGTCAAGCCACGTAGTCGTATTGTCAAGGTTTTGCCATTGGATAACGTCGTTATAATCTTCCCATTGGACGTCAAGGGTTGAATAGATTGAGTTAGAAACAGACATTGTTAATTCTAGGTTTTTGCGTCCTAGTGTCCAAGTCCAGCCCTCAACAAAACCCTCAAAATAACCCTCAGGTATCAAACCGATTGGGATATTGTCCAAATACAAAAGGGTATCCATTGTGACACCTAGCAGATCATTACGGACAGTATCGGTCATTGCACCATTAGCAAGGTTTACAGATATTGCTTCTAGCGACGTTCTTGGTGTGCCACGATAATTAACAAAGTTCACAGCTTGTTCTTGAGCGTCTAATTGTTGCGCCAAAATGGTGCTTCTGATTTCTTGCAATAAACCATAATTATTTATTGACGTATCGTTTTCAGCTGCTTCCTCGGCTATTGGGTCGTCATATTGAATAATTACGCTGTTAGTAATATCTGCTGTTTGTAGTCTTGTTTGTATGTCAGCATTAACTAAATCTGCGTCAAGTTCAATAAGATTAGTTGCATAGTTAGCACTTCTGCGTTCAGCGTCAGCGTAACCAATCTCAAAATCTGCTGTGTCGTACAAATATCCTAAACCTGATTGTTGGGTTAAATCTGTTAGGTTTGAGGCTTGATCTATTTCAGGGCTTCGAGCTAGTACTTCGTAACGTCCAGCGTCAATTGTGTCTATGCCTTGCACACCATAATTAGCCCAAGTTTCGGTAGTAAAATCGTTCCAAGTAAGTGTGTTACTTAAATCTTCCCAAGCAACGAATAGCGTTTCTTCAAGTATTCGTTGTATTCGTGCGCCGTCTAATTCTTCTGGGTAACTAACAGCACCAGCAGTACGTTTAACAAGTAAACCAAGTGCACCTATTGCTTGTATTTGTAATGTGTTAGGTTCACCACCTAAACCAGCCCCATTAAAACTATTGTAAACACCTGAAACTTCACCTGTAAACAATTTGACATAAGCACCTGTTGAGTCAGTAACTTCTATAAGTACTGTGTCAAGTAGTTCAACTACTGGGCTTGCGCCGTCAAGGTTTAATAATTCTATATTGCAGTAACTTGGTTGCGTTGGCTCAAAGAAATCATTACGACCATAAGTGATTGTGCCACCACTAAGAATTACAGAAGTTTGTACAACTCCAGCAATAGTGACCCTATATGTTGGTGTGTAAACTGTCATAAGTTTATCTAAAACCGAAGTTGAAAGGTTTTATACCTGTTGTTTTAAGTGCTGTGTTTTGCACTTTAGTAATAGTTCTAGCTGTGCCTTGTGGATCTATTGCACCTCGGACGTTGTTGTTAATTACAACTGTTGGTTTTTGTGTGTTAATTCCTACCAAGCCTTGTACTTTGCCTGATAATGGGGCGTCTGGGGCAAATTGACCTGTTGCGCTTGCAAATTGACCTATAAGTGACTCATCAAAGGCTTGCTTAAAATCTCTAAACTTTTGTACAGCTGCGTCAATCTTTGTAAACAAACTATCTAAACCATTAACCATTGCTGTTAATAAGTTAATAAATTTTACAAAACCTGACTCTGCACCTGTTGAAGAATCAAATTGTCCTACTAAAGTGCCAAGACCTGATCCAAGATTACGTAAGGCTTGCCCTAAATTATAACCAGCGTCCTCAGCCGTATTTGTTTTGTCCTCAAACATTCCTAATGCAGGTACTACTGATTTCTTTTTACCTGTTAAGCCGTCTACAAGTCCTTGTAATGCTGGTGCAAGTGTTTCTGTTGCAATTTTAGCAAAACGTTCTAACAAAGGTAGAATGGCTTTTCCTAAATCTTCTTTTGCTTCCCCAAATGCAACATTTAATCTTGCCATACGTCCAGCAAAAGTATCTGCAGCTACGTCAGCTTGTCCAGCAAAAGTTTCAGACAAAGCAATAACGGCTTTATCAAAGTCTTTAGTCTTGATTATATTTTCGTCGAGTGGGACACCAATACGTTTTAATGCGCCTAAATTGCCGTCATAGGCTTTACCTAGGGCTTCTGTAACTGTGGCAAGGTCTTTGCCTGTACCAGCAGCTATATCTAATGCAAGTTGTTGTAATTTTTGTGCTTTGGTTACGTCTTGTGTTGATCTAACAAGTCTGTCAAGGCTTGGACGTAATTGGTCGTCTGTAATGCCTGTAGCTCGTGCTGTTTTGTCAATGTAATCTTCTGTGGCTTTGATTTGAGAATCTGTAGCCTTAGTAACGTTTTTTAACGTTTGTGCTAAACCTAGTTGGGCTTTTTCATCTTCAATAGCTGCTTTAACGGAATCAACACCAATTTTGATAGCTGCTACACCTGCAGCTGCACCAAGAGCTGCAAAAGCGAGAGCACCCGTTTTAAGTGCGCTACCTAACTTGTCTGAAAATGTGCGTGTTTCTTTATCGGCTTTATCTAGCCCGTCTATGAATTGTTTTGTGTCAGCAAGTAATGCAAGTTTCAGTGTCCTAATATCAGCCATTATAAACCTGCTTTCCAAGCGTCTCTAATACGTTCATAACCTTTAAGCCATTCTTGAGCAATTGTTGGTTGAAATCTTGACATTGCACGATACAACCACCAACCCTCTTTACCACCCTTGCCAGAGCGTCTTGGGAACTGTTTGTATTGCTTTGATCCGAATTCATTACCCATTATCACATAACCAGCACTAAAAGCACTAGAGCCAACTTTTCGATTACCACCAATACTAAAACTTGGTGCTTTATCCGATTTAGATATTTTAATTGAGTCAGCAACGGCTCGTGCTTGTTTTACATTGTAAGGAGCATTGTTAGCTGCACCTTTAGCATAATTAGCACCACGTTCTGCTAAAGCACTAGCTATTTGTTTCATATCTTTTTTGGCTATGTCGTCCATTTTACTAAATGCACGAAGAAGTCCACGATAGTCTTTATCAACTTTAACTAATTGAATTGCTTTAGCCATTATTGCGCTCGTTCAATACGTCTATAGCTGTAGCCCATATTTCGGGTTCTGCATTGAGCCAATAGTCGGGTGTTATCCCAGTTGCTATTGCTAGTTCTACTGCTGTTCGCCCGATACTTCGGGCTTGGTAAAATTTGCTGTCTCAAAATCAGAAGCTGTAATATCGGTGACTTTACTTTTCCAAATGTCAAAGTTTTCAACTTTTTTGGTAATGCGTTGTTGCATTTTGTGAGCCAAGAAAAGAAGAAGCGTATTGCTTGGTGTGCTTTCTTCAATAAGTATTCTAACAATTGACTTGCCATTATATAGTTCTTTTTCTGCAAGTGATAGTTCAATTGGTCTAGTCCATTCATCAAACTTTTCACCTGTTTCTAATTCCCATAATAATTTCAGTTTAAGCATTTGTGTGCCCCTGTTCTGTTTGTTGTTGTTACGCTGTTAGATCTTCGCTTGGAATACCGACAACTTGTAGTGATACTGAACAAGTTTGTGCGTCTGCACCTGAAGCAGTAATTGGTGGGTATTGTGGTAATACTGTACCAGTTAAAGTTACACCTGTTGTTAGTGTCAAAACAAAAGCCAGAGCTGTGTCTGGTGCTGACTCGGTTGCGTCCCAAAGTGCTTTGTATAAGCTGTCTGGGCTTTTACCTGCGTCGTTCAAGAAGTTGATATCAAGAGTGACGTTTGAGTCAATGTATTTGTAGGCTTTGCCTGCAAGAGTGTCAAATGTTAAACGTTCGGTATCAAAGTTGATAGCAGAATCTAAAATTTGTTCACTATAGTTTTTAGTAGCAATAGTTAAAGTTAAACTACGACCACTTAAAATAGTTGTTGCCATTTCGTACCTTTCTTAGCCTGTGTAGGCTGTTTGTAGTTGTATTTCAGCAGTTAATAGATCAGTACTATTAGTGCTTCTGATTCTTGGGCTACTTACAGACAAGATTATCCAAGTTGTCGGTAATAGTCCAAGGATTGTTTCTATATCGTCTTCCAAGTTTTTTAGCGCGCTTGGGTTAGAATACGTTGTACTAACAACTTCTAATGTTAGTCTTACGTAATAGTTTTTGCTATTGCCTATAACCATTGGTTCAAGGTATGGGTCACTAGCTAAAATTAGGGCTGCTGGTGGAATAATTATATCTGGTACGTGGTCGTATGCAGAATATTTTGTGTTATC